GCGATCATGCCGGCGATCGGCACATCCCAGTGCGAGCCGTCCACACGCGCCGCGAACTTGGCATCGGAGACGGTGACGGGCTCGAGGGTGGGGGCGGTGAGCAGGTACATGGCGGCGCCTACTTACGCACAGTGTTGTCAGCCGCGCCGACGTAGCCGCGATACACCAGCCCGCAGCGCGTGCCGAGCACGTAGCGCTCGACGCGATCCCCCAGCACGCGCAACAACACGTAGTTGTTGTCGCCGTGGCGAGCGGCCGAGCTGGTGTCGCGCTCCTTGTTCAGCACGCCGTCTCGATACACGAGCCCGTCGTCTGGGTCGGTGATGACGGCGATGGTGGCCGGCCCGGCGCTGATCTGGCTGATAGCTGCATGCGCCCCGCCGAATCGACCGTCAGCCACCCACATGTCCGATTTAACGTGCTCATCGCCGGTGACCGACAGGCACCCAGCGCGTGGAAACCGGCTGTCTGACAGGATTCGCTGCAGTTGCGTCTGGTAGCCCTTGGCGGTTGCGCCGCCCGTGTTGTACCAACCGTCGGAGTTGCGGCCGATAGAGCTGATGAATTGCTTGGTGCTTACCCACACCTTGAACGGCGCCGTGCTGTTGCCCAGGTCGGCCAGTAACTGCCCCTCCTGTTCGGCCGAAATCATGCGCTTCCCGGCGCCGTCCGTATCGCCGTGGTAATTGCGCTCGTGGATCAAGTCGGTGCAGAAAATCTCGACGTTGCCCAACCGCACCTTGTAATAGTCGCTTGCCAGCGTGCGCGTCGGGTTGCCCAGCGCCCACTCGCGCCAGGTGCTTGATGTGGCGGACCAGTAGGCGTCGAGCTGGCTCTGGTTGTGCGGCGCGGTGGCCGGAAATGATGCGTCCAGCCAGGTCAGCGAATAACAGGCGTTGTCCGGGTCATAGTCGTGGTCGTCCTTGAGCCGGTACGTCGGCACCGATCGCATCAGCTCGCGGATGCCAGCCGCCTGGCCCTGCGACCTCCAGTAGTTGCGATGGGTGTCGGGCAGGATGGCGTTGGCGTAGGTGCCGCCCGTGACCAGGATCAGGGGGTAGCCGTTCGTCGTCCCGCTGATGTTCTTGTAGGCCAGATCGCCCATCCCGAACATGGCGCGCAGGTTGGCCGTCATCTCGCGCAGCATGTCCCATTGCCAGCCGACCAGCCCAGCAGGCGGCGACTCGATCAGCCGCATGGCGATCGTGTCGATGGCCGGCAGATTCCAGCATGACGACAGCGCCACCCAGAACGGGTAAGCGCCATCGGCTGGCGCCGTGCGCAACGTGCCGCCTGCCACACCGCCCACGGTGTAGGCGTAGCTGCTGCCGGGTTGCAGGCCGGTGAAATCGACCCGCGCGTTGCCGTCGTTGACCGACGTGTTGCATGACGCCTGGAGGGTCACGCCGTTGGCCACCACGTCTATCGTCTCGGTCGACGCACTGCGCACCACAACACATGCGGTGGTCTGCGTGGATTCGCCGGTATACCAGTGGGACGCGGCCATGTCAGACGCTCGCCAGGATTTCGCCGACGTAGCGCGGGTACTGCGCTAGTTCCAGCGCCAGCGCCGCGGCGGCATTGACGCTGCCGGCTGCTGGCGCGACGATGCCGACGTTGGCCATGGCCGTGCCTGCCGAATTGGTGGCGCCAAGCCGCTGCGACCAGGTGGGCGATCCCGACGACGAGCCTCCACGGTTGGCACCAATGGCCAGGGTGTCAGGGTACGCGAACACCGACGCGGCTGGCACGCTGCCGCTGTTGGCTGTCCACAGCAGCGATCCGAGCGTGCCGAGCGCCACTCCGTCCATCCACGCCATTGCGTCAAACCCAGCAGCGGTGGGTATCAGGTACAGCAGGATCGAATACTCGGTGCCCGTGGTGTAGAGCGTGGCGCTGCCGAAGGTGAGGCTCGATGTGGCGCTGGCGCCGAGGCCACGAATCGTGATGGCAACTGGCTTGCCGGCCGCCGTGTTGATGACCACCGCCGCCGAGGATGAGTGGCTGCGGCCGAACGTGACATAGGCTTCGGTGGCTGATGGCGTGGCGCTCGGCCACTTGAACCGCCAGTGCACGTACAGCCCGCGGCCGACCGTGAGCAGGGCCGGGATGATGCTGTTGGCGATGTAATCTTGCTGGGCATGCCCCGAGGTGATTGTTGCTTGGTTGTCGGTGCCGTTGGGGCGCAGCCAGCCGCGGTCGTCGCTCCAGATCGTGCCTTCGGTGCCGGCGATGGTCAGCGTGGGGCCGTTGCCGTAGCGGTCAGACACCACCAAGCCGCCTGCGGCGTCGTTGTGGAAATCGTAGAGCACCGCGGCCGATGCGGGCTTGCGGCCGGTGGTGCTGCGGTAGGGCGAGTCGATGACGAGCGCCACCATTTCAGACCCCCGCCGCGACCATCAGGGCGCTGTAGTTGGTGCTGTAGACCGGCGACGCCACAGCGCGGAACGCGGTGCAGCCCAGGCCAGAAGACCACTGGAAGCGCGCCATGTTGGCCAGCGCATTGGCTAGCGTCTCGGCCGTGGCATCGCTGAGGATGTAGGCGCCGCCGGTGTAGTCGGCTGGCACTGCGGTGGCGGTGCTGATGCACACCACATGCGCGGTCGTCAGCACGCCGCTTTCGCCGAGGTAGTCCTGCACAGGCGGCTGGATCGACTGGCCTGGCAGCACCGTCAACACGTTGGGGCCGCCGTCTAGCAGCCGCTGCGCCGCCTCCACATCGTCCTGCGCGTTGAGCACGATCAACCACCACTTGGGCACCTGGTCGGTGGCGCTGGTCAGGTCGCCATCGGCCACGATGGTGGGCGTGACGGTGCTGTTGATTTCGCCGTTGTACCAGGTGGCCGGCTGTTGATCGTATGCCGCCATGATGGCGTGCAAGGCTGTCAATTCATCCGCCGAAAGCGAAGCATCGCCGACATCGACGAACAGGCCGGTGGCCAGCAAAGTAGCCGCCTCTCCGTCGCTGCGCTCTTCGATCTGCCCAGGCATCCAGACGGACTGGTAACCGGTAGCGGCCAGTTCGGGCCACCGCGCCTGGCTGCCGATGTACTTGATGGTCTTCATGCTGATCGTCCGTCGTTGATGTGGGCGATGGGCGCCGTAAGCCCGCCGCAGCAAGGTGCGCGCGGCGGGCTTCGGGCGCCGAACAGGGTCAGCTGGCCGCGATCTTCAGCAGCTTGATGGCCTGCGTGTTGCGCAGCTTGCCGCCCACGCGCTTGCGCACGTAGAACTTCACGAAGCCCGGGGAGGTGATCTCGTCGCGGGTGATGCGCATGCCCACCCGGTCGGCGATCAGGTAGCCCTCGCGGAAGTCACCGAATGCGATCGGGAACGCACCGGCGCCCACCGCGGGCATGTCCTCGGCCTCGGTGATGCCGTAGCCCATGAAGGTGGCCGGCTGCGAGGCCACCAGCGAGGGCTGCCACAGGTACTGGTTCTGGCTGTCCTTGTACTTGCGCATGGCCGCCAGCACCAGCTTGTTGGTCACCCAGCGCGCGTTGGCGCGGTAGCGGGCCCGCAGGCTGTAGATCAGGTCGTAGAACGTGTCGGCGCTGGTGGGCATGGCCGCGGCCTGGCCGGACGCCACGTACTGCAGGGTGCCGAAGGCGCGCGAGGAGTCCACCGTCGTCACCGGCGTGGGGCCAGCCAGGAATCCGGTGGGCTTCTTGGTGCCATTGCCCGACACGAAGGCCGCGCCCTCGCCCTGGGCGATGGCTTCGGCGGCCGACGAGGTGAGCCAGCTTTCGACGTCGAAGAACAGGTCGTCCAGCGACTCCTCGCTGGCCTGCGGCTTGGCGCTGGCCATGCCGAACGTGGGCGCCACCTCGGCCAGATCGGGCGTGTTGGTCTGGTTGCGCGTGTCGGTCTCGCCCACCCACTCGAACGCGGCCCCGTTGACGTCGAACAGCTCCTTGTAGTCGGGGCTGCCCACCATGCGCACGGTGGAGATCTGGCGGATCGGGGAGATGTCGACCGACAGCCTGGCGATGGCGCGCTCGATGACCTCCGGCAGCGCGTAGCCGCCGGCCGAGCCGGTGCTCGTGACCGTTTGCGAGGAGCGGCGCTCGCGGCCTTCGGCGGTCTTGGCCTCCAGCGCCTTGGCGGCCTGCGTGGCGCGCTGCTGCCGTTCGTGGTCGTTGGGTGCACGCATCCAGTCGATGAAGGCGTGCCGGTACTCGGCCGCCTCCTGCGTTTCTCCGTCCTGGCGGGCACCGGACAGCGCGCCGGGCCGGGCCAGCTTGGCCTCGACCTTCTCCAGGCGGCTCTTGGCCTCGTTCAGCGCGTCCATGTGCTGGTCCAGCTTGGCCAGCTTGGCATCCATGTCGGCGGTACTGTTGCCGGCCTTGATGGCGTCCAGCCTGGCCTCGTTGGCCTTCTTGTACTCCTCGAAGGTGGTGGCGATCTTGTCCAGCGCGTCGGCGACGGACTTGATGGTGGGCTCTTCGCGCTGCTCGCAGAAGCCGGCGGCCTGCAGCTTGCCGATGAATGCGGCGTGGTGCAGGGCCATGACGGCCAGGAGGGTGATTTTCATGGGGTGCCCTTTCAGGGTTGGTGGGTGGTGGTGAGGGAATCGAGCAGCCGCTGGGCCGCCTTCATTGCCGCAGCCGCCCCGGAAGCGTCCCGCTCCCCAAGGGTGATGCGCCTGACCTCGGCGATGAGCGCCTTGGCCGTGTCGGCTGACAAGCCTGCGTCCCGCAGCGCTTGCTCGGCCTGACGAATGGTCTGGATGCCGGCGAGGTCGGCCGCCTTCACGCCGGTGATGCGGGCCTTCTCGTTCGCCGGGAAGGTCACGAGCGAAACCTCCCAGAGGTCGATCTCGGTGAGGGTGCGAACGTCGGTTTCTCGGTCGTACGCCCACTGCTTGCTCATGAAACCGATCGACAGGCCGTTGATGGCGCCGAGCTTGAGCAGTGCGTGTGCCTCCTTGCCCTTGACGGTCTCGAGTGCAAGCTGGCCTTTGACGCGCAGGCCCTTGCTGTCTTCGGCCATGTCGGTCCACACGCCGATCGGCGTGCCGGCATCGTGCTGCCACAGCATGGCCGGCAGCGTGCCGGCGGCCTTGTGCTGCTTGAGGCTGTCGACGAATGCCCCCGATGCGATGACGTCGTCGTACTGGTCACGCACGCCGAACACGCTGCCGTAGCCTTCGATGGTGCCGTCGTCGCCGGCCGCCTTGATTTGCAGCGCGTAAGCTCGAACCTCCCGGACGCCGGCGGCCTGCCGGTGCTCAAGCGGATGGCGTTGCGGCTTCTTGTCCATCGTCGTCTTCCTTGGCGGGCTTCCCGCCGGTCATGTTCATCGGCGTGAGTGGCTCGTCCAAGCCTGGCAGCGGATCCTTGCCTTCCTCGTCGCGCAGTTCGTTGCGGGTGTAGATGCCCAGCTCGGCCATGGTGCGGGCCCACTGCGATCGGTCGCGCATGGAGCCGGCCAACAGGTACCGCACGTCGAACTCGGCGAACAGCGGCCCGGAGCCATCGAGCAGCATCTCGTCAATGCCCTGCGTCCAGGCGCGATGCCAGGGCGCCAATGTGTGCTTGACGTGCGCCGCGAAGAAGGCCTCGGAGCTGGCGAAGGTGCTGGACTTGTCGCTGTGCCCGACCATGATTGGGAACACGCCGTAGGCGCGGCAGACCTCTTCGACCTGCAGGCGCCGGG